GCCCGACGCATCCTCGAAGGCCGTCTTCTCCAGCGCCAGCGCCTCCTTCACATCCTGCCCGACCGAGAAGCCCTGCACGGGCTGAATCGAGTCGGACATCGGCCCGGCGCCTCGAATCTCGATCATCGAGGTGACGCCGCCCATGAACGTCTCGGTGGCGATGGTGTTCGGGCGGGTCAGGAAGCGCCCACCCGCGTTGACGCGGATATTCTCGACCCACTTGGAGAGCAGGGCATTGACGCGCATCTGGTGGTCAATCCACTGCTCCATCACCGGACGCGGATAGAAGGACGGGTCCGAGGAGCCGTCCCGAATCGGCACGACCGGGATGGTATTCCACAGCAAGGGCGACGGCCCGAACACGACCTTGTCGCCGACCACGATGAGATGCAGGCCCTCAGGCAGCGCATCGGCGTGGGGCGCGACATAGATGGTGAAGCGCTCGGTGACGTCCTCATCGCGGAGCCGCTGGCCCTCGCCAATGGTCGTCTGCGTCAGCACCCACGCCCCCATCCCCTCCGCGCCGGAGTAGGTCGGGGTGTTGCCCGTCGTCAGGCTCGTATCCGAGGCGTCCAAGCCCGTGATGCCGTAGCGGAACGCGGCCTCGGCCTTGGAAATCACCTCACGGATGACGACCCAGTGGGGTGGCTGCGTGACGGTGGCGTTGGGGCTGACGCGAACCTGCTCGACGCGGAGCGTCTGGCAGCCGATGTCACCCAACGGCTTCCGCTGGCCCGGCATTTCCCCTAGGCGCTCGTCCCACGGCCCACGATCCGGGTCCCAGAACATGTGCCAGAAGCTGATGCCGTCCGTCTGCGCCCAGAAGGCGGCCTCACGGGCGAGGCGTGGCATCTGGAGCTGCTCGTACTGGTACTCCAGCGCCATCTGCTGGGCCTGCGCCTTGCGCTTATCGTCCGGGTCCTGGGTGACCGGGGTCACCGAGAAGCCGGGGCGCTGGTCGACGATGATCTGGAGGCGCTGGTCGAGCGCCTTGTCGATCATGTTGTAGACCACGCGGGCCGCATCACGCGGGCGGGCGGGCTCACGCCACGGCCCCAAGCCCGAGGCGGAAATCCACTGCTGGCCGGCCCGGAACAGCCGGTTCCGCTCGACCAAGTGGAGGTGCATCTGCACGGATTCACGCCGGCCGGTCCACAGGCCACGCGCCCACGAGGCCCAGGCGTTCAGGTCCTCGGCGGTATTCGGGTCGGCGCCGGGGTAATCCGCGCCATAGAGCGCCCGCTGGAGGGCCTGCACGTCCTCTTCGGGGGTGCGGCCGGTGTCCTCGGGCGGATTCGGGGCGACCTGCTCATTCGGGTCCTCGGGGGTGTTGCTCAACCCCTCCATGGCCCGCGTGAGCGCGTCCTCGATGAGCGCGTCGGTATAGGGTACAGTCACTTAATCGATTCTCCCGATGCCAAAGGCGGACCGGACCTTGTTCCAGTCCCGCAGTTCCTCGTACCGTTCCCGCACCGCCCGCAGGACTTCCTCCTGCGCCCAGCTTTCCCGCTCCTGCATCCCCACGGCCATCAGGTCCTCAGGGATGTCGACGAGTGGTTCCACGGGCGGAACCATCGCCTCGGGCCGGACGGGCGCAAAACGCTCCAGCACGGCACTCAGCCGGTGGAGGGCATACACCGCGACGGCGGCCCAGAGGAGATGGACGAGCATTACTCGGCGGTATAGCGGATGGTGACGACCGGCGAGCCAGACGTATACGCCGAGCACCGCGCCCGGAAGGCGCTGTAGGCGCCGGTGGACTTGGTCCACGCCCCAGCCGACGTCGCCGTCGAGGCATCGGTGCCCGAGTTGGAGGGCGTCATGTTGAAGGCGACGTAGTTCGTGCCATCGACCGACGCCTCGAACGTGATGGTCGCGCTCATCGTGCCGACAATCTGCACGGCGATGAAGCCGGGCGACGGAAGCCCCGCGACACTGGCGGCGTCATTCTCCGCCGCGATGGTCACGCTGTTCGTCTTGAGGAGGGTCGCTGCCATTAGTTACAATCCCAAGCCCGGAGGCTTTTGTTGATGCGCGAGTTCGGGTCGTTTGCCGTCTTCGCGCTGGTGAGTTTGGCCTTCATGCCCTTCATGCGTCGGCAGAACGCCACCCGACGCTTTGCTGCGGCTGGAGACCGCTTGGCCTCCCCTGCTTTTACCGGGCGCTTGATGTCGCGGCCTTCCGCACGCAAGCTGGCCCGGCCCTTCTCGTTCAACCCACCCTCGGGGTTCTTCCCCTCAGCGCGCTGCCAGGCCGGGGACTTGGCCACGTCAGTCTTCCTCGTCCTCGTCCTCGTACTCCGACTCGTCCTTGGACCCCTCTTCCATCTCGGACTCGTCGTCCATCTCGTCCTCGTCTTCCAAGAGCGCCAGCTCGGCCTTCAAGGCGGCGATCTTCTCCTGGAGCATGGCGATCTTCTCAGCCTTGGGCATCTTCTCGTCCTCGCCCATCGCGTCCTCCTGCTTGCCCAGCATGGGCTTCTTGGGGGCGCCGATGGCGATGACGACCGACGGCGCGCTGCCGGTCAGCCCCTTCCGGCGCATCATCGGCTTCCGCTTGGCGCCGACCTTTGCGGCCACGGCCTCCATGAATCGCTTCTCCTTGTCCATTACTTGCTCCGGCTGTACTTTTTCACGTTAGAAGCGAACCCACGCGGGCCGCCATTGGCTGTTAACAGCTCAAGCATAGAAGCAAGCGTATTGGGCCTGCCTTGAATAAATTCGGTTTCCGGCCCACGCGATGCCCCATACATGCCAGACGCATACCCACGCGATCCGCCGCCAGATAGATATTCGTCAAGCAACCTTTCTTGACGCATCTCCTGCTCTCGACGACGATTGTACTCTTCAATCGTTTCGTCTGCGTATGGATCATCCGGCATGGTTGCTCTCGCTGCCGGCCTTGGTGTTGGCTTTTTCTGTGGCATCGTTACCAGCCCTCCGAGGGCAACTGCGAGGTGAAATCGCCCGCCATCGCTGGCTGGGGCTTGGTGGTATCTAACGCGGGGTCGTCGGCAAAGACGAGGCCCATCTTGGCGGGTTCGGGCTTGACCGCCTGCACCCGATCCCAGCCGTGGATGCTCAAGGCCAGCGCCATGACGCCGTCATCGTGGTAGCCTTTCGGCGCCTCGTAGCGGACGCCGTTGGCCGTGTAAGTGAACTCGAACGCTTCCAACTCGGACTGAAGCCAGCCGTCCGGGATTTTTAATTCGCCGGCCTGAAAGGTGGCAATCAGCCGCTGCATCAGCCGGAGCTTGCTCGACTGGGTGAAGACATGTGGGCTCACGTTGACGCCCATCTGCTGCAAGTCCGCCACAATCGCGTCGCCGACCCCGGTGGCGTCGGCCACGATGGGCACGTCGCCGACCAGCGCCTTGATCCGGGTCTTCGTCTCGGCCCATGGCGACTGCCAGCGCTCCAAGACACAGACCTGCATCCAGGCGTCCACGCCACAGACCACGGTGTAGTCCATGGACCGAGCGAGGTCGACGCCAAAGACGACCGGCCTCTTGTCCGACAGGGCGCTGACGGCCTTGCGGATGGCGTCCAGACCGAAGGGGTTGGCGCCGTCGTCGGTCGGGATGCCCTCGAACTCCTGCTGGAAAATCTCGGGCGGCAGCTCATTTCTGGCCGCTTCGACTTCCTCGGCGGGAATGTAAGGGTTGGTCAGCGTGGAGGCACGGAAGCTGGCCCAGTCCGGGTCATCCCCCCGCTCTCCCCGATGAAACAGCACCACGAACCCGTGCCGGCGTCCTTTCGGGGTGCCGAGAATCAGCGCCCGCCCGCCCAGATCGACCAGCGTCGGGCGGATAGCGGCCTGCCAGACGGCCAGCAGGTCCTTCGCAATCCCCGCCTCGTCGATGATGGCCAGCGCGTATTTGCGGCCACGGGCCGGATCGGGGCTGTCCAAGGTCCAGACCTCGATGACCCCGCCGGTTTTGAGCTCCAAGCGCTTATCCTGCTCCGACTGCCGCTCGACTAAGCCACCCAACCGCTGGACCAGCTCCCGCCAGGCTTCCAGCGCCAGCTTGTAGGACGGCGCGAACCAGCCGACGGGCTGACCCTTCAAGGCGGCATCGCAGGCCAGCCGGATGCCTAAGGCCGACTTTCCGAACCGCCGGCCACACATCACGACCCGGAACCGGGCCGGGTGGTCGGCGATGGCCTTCTGGCCGGGGTGCAACTTGTGGAGCCGGATTTCCAACGTCTTCGCAGACTCCGTCATGCCGCTCCGAAAGGAAAGCTAGGTCCAGGTCGCTCACTGGGCATGGTCGGCAAGGTCATGACCCTCATCTCGCCATGCACATCCCCCTGAGGGGTCCCTATAGACAGTGCCCTCGATGCCTAGCAGAAAGTGCGTTTGATCACGCCGCAACCGCAAGGGGGTGCTGCGTTGCCCCACCCGCGCGGCAGCAAACAACGTCCCATCCGAGGCCCAGCCAAATGGCTCGCTGATGCGTAGAGTGCCTCAGTGTATAAATTTAATCAGTCAAGACGCAAAACGCAAGGGGGAACTTCCACGAATTTTTTTTGACGCGGGGTTGCGTTGTGTCGGTACTTCTGCGCCGATACCGACGTTTCACAACACCCCTCAGTCCTACCGCTGTCCAGCGAATATGAACTGGGTTGACATGCCCCAAGTAATCCCGAATCCCGCTCTCCCCTTTCCCACCCCATGTGCACATGGACCATGTCCCATGTGCACATGGAACAAGTAACACTCCATGTTTACATGTCACCATGGTACCATAGGACCACTCCATGTTCCATGTTCCAGTGTTTCTAGTGTTACTAACTACCTAACATCGTTCGTGGTTCATCTGAATGAACTGGGTTGACATGTACCCGGTTCATCTAGGTGAACTGGGTCCTGCTCCTCCCGCTCGCTCCAGCGCTGTCGCGCTGTCACTCACGCCGATCTCGACCCTCGGCTGCGCCAGCGGGTCTCGCTCGGGGACGCGATAGGGTAAATTGGGGGGTATTCAGCGCAGAAGTGTGGGTTTTCCGCCTTCCCGCGCCTAGATTGGCGTATAACGCCACGAAGGGGGCTAGGGCTACCCATGTAGCCCCCGCCCCCCGTTTGGCCCGCTGACGCCGTTTTAGGCGATTCTAGCGCTATTCCTCGCGCTTGGGTGCTGGCAGCGCCACCACCGACGTGGTTTGGGCGAGGGTTGACGCCACCACCGCCTCCTTCAACGCCTGGACATTGCGGACGGGCGCATCATCCTCGATGACCTTGACTTGCAGGGTCTGCTGGCCCTGGTGCTCGACCACCTGCTTCTCGCCATACTCCATCGGCGCCGCCTTCGCCGCCGCCCAC